TCCCTTTCCCGAGGGACTGGGGAGACCCACAACCCCTCGGGTTTTTTGAACTAGGAGAAACATCATGGCAGCAACTTACGGCGCAGCAGTCTCTGCAGCAGCACCAGCGGTCGTCGATACGAACGCATCCCAAGGCACCGGCGCGGTCAGTGAAGGCATTGGCCTCATTGGCGCAGACGGCGTATCCATCGGCGGCTCCCGCATCGGTGGTTCCCCTGGCACTGATCTCAAGTTTGAGACCAATGTCCCTGAGTAAATAAAAAAGGCAAAAAATGCAACCCACGACACCAACCATTTTTGAAGAACCAAGCGAGTTTGCAAAGCCTGACGAGAGTCGTTTTGCAGGCGACGCAAAGCTCTACGTCGAGTTCTCTCGCAAGCCGCGCCTTCATCCTGGCAAGAGCCGGGAAGAAGGCCGCGCCATTTATGAGGAAGTCGATTACGTGCGCATCCATGTGCCCGGCGACAAGTCATCGGTGGTCGAGCGCCCAGTCAGCGAGCAAGACGCCTACCGCTTTGCCGACCGCTACGCCAAGTGGAAAGCTGGCCAAGCCGAGGCTGTGACCGGCACACCGCTGTCGTCTTTGCCAACCATGTCTCCATCCAAGGTCGAGGAATACAAGTTCTTCAAGATCGTGACGGTGGAGCAGCTGGCCGACGCCAACGACAACCTGGGTGCCAAGTTCATGTCGTTCAACGCTGACAAGCAACGCGCTCAGGCCTTCTTGCAGGTCGCGGCCAACAACGCCCCGATCGAGAAGATGAACGCCGAGCTGCAAAAGCGCGACATGGAGATCGAGAATCTGCGCACGATGGTGGAAGCATTGCAGGCCAATGCCAAGCCAGCCAAGCGCAACGTCGCGCCTCAAGTGGCAGAAGCGACTGAGTAAAAGGAGATCGGGGAATGGCCTTTCAAATTGTCAACGAGTCGACGCTCTCGGCCATCGTGCAAAACGTGGCGTCGATGGTGGCCTTCCCCGTCCCCAATGATCCAGCCGGATCGGAAGACCCGGCCGTCCAGCAGTTCGTCCAGGCCGCCAACATGGCTGGGATCGAGCTGCTGACGATGTACGACTGGCAAGAGCTGGTCAAGAATTACCAAATCCCGATCACGTCCGACGTCAACGGCCAGAAGGAAAAAGCCTTCCCGCTGCCCGAGGATTTCTTTGATTGGATCGACCAGACCAACTGGAACGCGACAACGCAGTTCCCGTCCCTGGGCCCGGTGTCGCCACAGATGTGGCAGCAGCTGCTGATCCGCACCACGCTGCCCACGCTGTCGTTCTACTGGCAGGTGCGCGACAACAAGATCTACGTCCTGGCCCCTCCCAACTCGCCACAGGTCATGAACGTGTTCTACCTGTCGCAGGCCTGGGTGCGCGATCAGGATGACCCAACGCTGTACAAGAACCGCATCACCAAGAACGGCGATGTGGCTTTGCTCGATGCCACGCTGATCACGCTGTTCACACGCGTGAAGTGGCTTGAGATGAAGGGCCTGGACTCCAGCGCAGCGATGCGCGACTTTCAGTTGGCTTACGAGAACCGCAAGGGTGCGGCCAAGGGCGCTCCGGTGCTCAGCATGGCCAAGGACTTCCGCTTCCCGTACATCCAGCCGCTCGTCAACACGCCTGACACAGGCTATGGAGGCTGACCATGCCATTGGTGCCTCTGAAACCCTTCAAGACGCCCAGAAGGGCCGCTGCCGCACAGACTGCGCAGATGGCTGTTCTTGCGGCCCCCACCGGTGGCCTTAACTACCGTGACCCGATCGCGGCCATGACGCCGCAGGACGCGCTGGTGATGACAAACTTCATCCCGCGCCAGCAAGGCTGCGAGCTGCGCAAGGGCTGGCAGATCTACGCCGATGCCGCGACAGAGTCAGGCGATGCGGTCGAGTCGGTGTTCAGCTACAAGGCCCCCGACAACGCCGACGACAAGATCTTCATCGCGGTCGACGGCAACATCTACGACGTGACCGATGGCGGCGAGCCTGTTATTGCTGTGACCGGCACGGGTAGCACCGACGACTCCTGGTGGGTCACTCAATTCTCGACGGCCGCAGACACGTTCTTGTTGGCCGTCTCGCCTGGCGCTGGGTACTGGACCTACAGCACCGGCAGCGGCTGGCTTCAGCGCACTGTGACTGGCCTGCCTTCCAACGTGCGCACGGTTGCTGTGTGGAAGCGCCGGGTGTGGTTCACATGCTTGGAAGACTCCAACGTGTACTACATGGGCGCGGTGGACGCTGTCACCGGCACGGCCACATCGTTCCCTATGGGCTCGATCCTGCGCAACGGCGGCTATGTCTCCGCGCTGATCAACTGGACAATGGACGCAGGCCTGTCGATCGACGACTACCTGGTGGCCGTCGGCACCGAGGGCGACGTGGCGGTGTGGGAGGGCACAGACCCCACCAGCGCGACCACGTTCCAGATCAAGGGCGTGTGGTACGTCGGCCCTGTGCCGCGCCATGGCGTGTACTTCACCCCGTTCGGTGGTGACGTGATGATCGTGTCCGAGCTGGGCCTGGTGCCCATGTCCAGACTGATCAGCGGCCAGTACAGCCAAGACCAGCAGATCGGCCCCGCGTCCAAGATTCAGTCGGTGTTTGCGCCGCTGGTGCGCAAGCTGCTCAACGAAAAGTATTTCGATGTGTTCGTTGTGCCCTCGTCAGAGGTGCTGGTGATCAAGCTGCCTGCGGACGGTGGCACGTACCGCCAGTTCGCCATGAACGTGACCACGGGGGCCTGGTGCCAGTTCGTGGGCATCCCGATGCGTAGCGTCGCCGTCATCAACGGCGGGCTGTACTTTGGCACTGAAGACGGGTTCACATGCAAGGGGCTGTTTGGCGACCGTGATGGCGCTGATGCTTTGGGTGCTGGTGGCAACTACGTTGAAGGCGACATGCAAACGTCGTTTCAAAACTTTGGCACGCCTGCCCAGCTGAAAAAATTTGGCATGGTGCGCCCGGTGTTTATTGCCACGGCAGCGCCGTCTGTGAAGCTGCAGATCAACACTCAGTTTCTGTTGAGCCCTGTGGGTGGCTCGCCGTTCTTCAACGACAGCGACAACGGCGTCTGGGATCTGAGCGCATGGAACGCTGCATCTTGGGTTGGCCAGAACACATACCAGTCTTGGTATGGCACGGCTGGCCTGGGCTACTACGGCTCGCTGCGCATGAAGGTGCGCGGGCTGCCTGCAACGGTGTTTACATCGGCGCACATGATGACTGAAATTGGTGGGGTGATGTGATGGCAATAATTGATCAAATACGAGCAGAAATCGCTGCAGCTGACGGGCTCTCTCAGGCAGAGCAAGAGTCCATTCGTGACAGGGTCTTGACGAGTTATTCCTCTCAAGATTTGGCTGCGGCCTTTCCAGAATATGGCAGCGTTGCAGACTACGACACTGCGGTCAATGGAGCCGAAGACAGGTCATATATCGATTGGATGGTGAATCAGCCAAACCCGTATGGTCAGGGCACGCTGGCAAGCGTGTATGAGCAGCAGGGAATTGATCCCTTCACAGATCCTCGTGTCCTTGCTCAGGCCCAAGAGCAGCGCGAGCGAGCCGACAGGCGCTACGACATGTTTTATCAGGCTGGCGTGACGCCTGAAATCGACCTTACTCCTTGGCTTGCAAACGATGTTCGATCGCCCTCGGCTGGTGGCGTTGCCGTCGGGGGCTCCGCGCCCAAGCTGCCTGGAGGCAGCTCTGGCACTGGGGCTGTCGGTAATGGCATGTCGTCTTCTTTGCCTAGCATGTTGCGGGGCAATTTTTCGTTTGGGGAAATTGCTGGCACGCCTCAGGGATACAACCAGTCGCAGGTTGGTGCGAACTTTGGCCCGATGCAATCCTCCCAGGCAAATTACAAGAGCGACTTAATCAAGTCACTGCGAGCCTCTGGTGGCCCTGAGGTGAGCAACGCTGGTTTCACGCAATACCAAGCAAGCTCTCCGCAATACGGCTCTGTTGGCGGTACGGGCAGCGCAAATTCTGCATTCAACCCTGGGGTGTTGACTCCTGACGCGGCCTCTGCGCAAGACGTTGCAGACTGGGAAGCGTACAGCGCATACCGGACCAACTCTTTGGGGGCTAAGACGCCAATTATTGGATTCAAGGAGTGGTTGGCTGGTGGCAAGGTGAGCGGCATTCCTGAGCCAGAGGCTCCCCCGCCCGTATACAACTACGGGGCCAACGACGGCGGCGGCGCGTGAAATTGGTAACTGACAAGCCCGGTGAGCACCCCATGATCTGGGAGTGGCTGAATCGGCGCGTCAGTTTGCCGTGGTCTTCGGACCTGCGCACGATTGGGTTGATGCGTGAAGATGGGACAATCGCTGGGGCGGTTGGTTTCAACGCGTGGACGTTTGGCAGCTGCTGGATGCACGTCGCTTTTGACAACCCGCACGCACTCAACCGCAAGATCATTCGCGCCGCGTTTGAGTACCCGTTTAAGCGCTGCGGCATGGATGCGGTTTATGGGCTGACTCCGAAGGACAAAGAGGAAGCCTTGAACCTAAATGACAGGCTTGGTTTTAAGCGGCTGACCGAGACGGTCGACTGCGTGATGTTTGAAATGAAGGCAGAGGACTGCCGCTGGATCAAGGAGAACTGACATGGGTGGAAAAGGAAGTGCACCGGCCGCGCCGGATTACATGGGCGCAACGCAACTTCAGGGTGAGATCAGCAAAGAGAACCTGAACACGCAGAACTACGCCAACCGGCCGACGATCAACACACCGTTTGGCTCCCAGACATGGGGCACACAAGCCGTCAAAGATCCGGCCACCGGCCAAGTTGTCACGTCGTGGACGCAGAACAACTCGCTGGCACCTGGCCTGCAAGATGCTCTGAACGATCAGATGTCGATTCAGGCGGGGCGCAGCGATTTGGCTGGCAGCTTCATGAATCGAGTGGCCAGCGATTACTCGCAGCCGATGGATTACTCGTCACTGCCCGCGTTGACCTCTGCCAACCAGGTGGGCAGCCTGCAGACCGGCACAACCGACTACACGCCTGGTTTGTCCACGTCATTCAATTTTGGCTCGCCTTTGCCGCAGTACGACTCGTCGTTCCGCGACACCGTGTCGAATCAGTTGATGGAGCGCATGCGCCCCACGCACGACTATCAGCAAAGTCAGTTGGAGACCAAGCTGGCCAACCAGGGCTTCACGCAGGGCTCCGAGGCCTACAACCGAGCTCTGAACGAGTTGAACCAGCGCCAGTCTGCTGAGCGCTTCAACGCGTTGGATCAGTCGGGCAACGAGGCTCAGCGCTTGTACAACATGCAGATGGGCACGGCTCAGCAGGGCTATCAGCAAAACCTTGGCGCGGCTCAGTTCCAGAACCAGGCACTGGGCCAAGCCTCTGCGTTGGATCTTGCCAATATGCAGGCCCGCAACCAAGCTATGTCGCAGCAGTACGGCCTGAATCAGCAGTACGCCAACCAGCAGAACCAGCTGCGCCAGCAAGCGATTGCCGAGCAGATGCAGCGCCGCGGCATGTCCCTGAACGAGATGAACGCGTTGCTGTCTGGCCAGCAGGTGCAGATGCCCAACATGCCAACATTCAACGCTGCTGGTCGCGCAGAAACGCCCAACATCATGGGTGCAATGCAGAACCAGTACGACGCGCAGCTGGGCGCGTACAACGCACAGCAGGCTGGATTTAACAACTTGCTGGGCGCTGGCGCACAGCTCGGCTCTGCTGCTTTCATGTTCTCTGACCGTCGCTTGAAGTCCAACATCAAGCGAGTGGGCACGCACGCGATTGGCGTGGGCATTTACGAATACACAATGATGGGAATGTCACAACGCGGTGTGATTGCCCAAGAGGTGCAAGCGGTGCGACCTGACCTGGTCAAGCGTCACGCCAGCGGCTACTTGACCGTGAACTATGGAGGTCTGTGATGAACGACGACATGATGTTTGAATACCTGGTGCAGATGGGCCAGATGCGTCCTGAAGAGGCTGAGCTCAAAAAGAGGCAGGCGATGGTCGATGCCCTGCGCGGCAACGCGATGGCACCCATGCAGGGCGAGATGATCGGCAAGCACTATGTGTCGCCAGGCATTGCTGGCGCTGTCAGCCAGTTGGCCCAGGGCTACATGGCCGGGCAGGCGCAAAAGGGCTTGGACACCCAGATGCGCGGCATGAACGATCGCCAGCGCATGGCTTTGGAGGAGTTGCGCAAGCGCCGCCGTGGTGGTGCTGGTGGCGCAATGCCTTCCGCTGGCATGGGCGACCCTTACGGCAACTTGCCGACATACGGCAATGAGGCCTGATCATGCTCGATTACACCCTGTTCAACAACGAGGAAGAGCAGCCGCGAGTCGGACTGCTTAAAAAATCGCGAGCCAGGATTCAATCCCCTGGCGGCGTTTTGTCCAACAACGTGCAGCCCGGTCAGGGCGGCATGCTGCCCAACGCGATCGACTCGTACCGCAGCAAGGCTGCCGACCTGTACAAGCAAGGCAGCGAGCTGTACGACAGGGAGCCGGACTTTTCGCAGTTCCAGAACTTTGCCCGGCAGCGCAGCGAGCAGGGCGAGGGGGCCATGCTGAACGCACTGGCCGCTCAGTTCGCAGGCGAAGGCTTTGCCCCAGTGCAGCAGCAGTACCTGAAGAAGGCTGCGGCCGCCCGTGAGCCCATGAAGATGGGCAGCGGCGTCATCACGGCCGAGGGTGAATATCTCAAAGACCCCGAGGTTGGCCAAAACAAGAAAGCCGAGTTCTTGCTGCAGCAGGCCAAGGCCTACGAGACGATGGCGGCCAATGCAGAGACGCGGGAAGAGCAACAGAAATACCGGGCTCAGCAAGACAGGTTCATGAACGAGCTGCGCACATACATGGCGCAGACCGGCCGCATGAACGCTGTGAACGCAGCAAACGGGCCACAGCGTGCCCCGGCTGGCTACCAGTGGTCGACTTCTGCTGACGGCCAGCCCGCGCTGACGTTTATTCCTGGCGGTCCAGCCGACCCTGTCACCAAATCTGCAGGGACGCCAAGCGAGGACGAACGCAAGGCAGCGGGCTGGTTCTTCCAGGCCGACAACGCCCGCCGCAACATGGAAAACGTGGTCAAGCGCAATCCTGGCGCGGCCTACCCAACCATAGTGGAGCGCGGCACAGGCGCGATTCCGCTCTTTGGAGAGGACATCGCCAACAAGCTGCGCCCTGAAGACAGGCAGATGTTTGTTCAGGCCGCAGGCTCAATGGCCGAGGCCTTGCTGCGTGCGGCCACCGGCGCAGGCGTTAACGAGTCAGAGGCCCGTCAAAAGGTTGCTGAACTTGTGCCTCAGTTGGGTGACAAGCCTGGCACCGTCAAGCAAAAAACAGATTCCTACGGTGTCTACATGAGTTCGCTGCAGGCCCGCGCCGGTCGCGCCCTGCCGCAAAACGCTCCAGGAGCTCCAGCAGCTGAAAACAACGACCCGTTCGGCATTCGCGGGAGGAAGTGATGGAGAAGGTCAAACTGTCCTCCCTGCGCGAGCAGTATCCGATGTACGCGGACTTGAACGACGACCAGTTTCTGATTGGTTTTCGCAAGAAGTTCTACAGCGACATCCCCGCGTCCAAGTTCTACAACCGGATCGAGTACGACACCCAGCGCATGGACCCGACCGAGGGCATGGGCACGGGTGAAAAATTCCTGGCAGGCCTTGGCAAGACGTTTGTCGACCTGGGTCGATCGGGCAAGCGTGTGGCCAACATGGTCGGCATCGGTGACTACACGGCCGAGAAGGCCGCAGAGGACGAGCGACTGGACAAGTCGCTGATGAACACCGGTGCTGGCCAAGCTGGCAAGTTTGTGGGCGATGTAGCGCTCACAGCAGTGCCAGGCTATCGCGCCCAGCAGGCCGTCACCCAGGGCGTGCGTGCTGGCGCTCGGTTTTTGCCACAAGCGACAGCCAAGGTCGCGCGCGGTGCAGCTCCGTACATCGGGGCGGCAACTGCTGGCGCAGGCGTCGGGGCCGCGCTGACACCAGAGGATATGTCTGGGGGCGCTCAAATGGGCGCTCTGACGGGCGCTGTCGGTGAGGCAGGGGGTAGGGTGCTGTCGGCCACTTACAGCGGCGCAAAGGCCGCCCTGGAGCCCTTGACGGCCGCTGGCCGCGAGCGTGTGCTCAAACGCACGCTCGACAGGTTTGCCACCGACCCAGCCAAGGTGCGGGCGGCCGCGCAAGCGCCAGTTGAGTTGGTGCCTGGAGTGACCCCCACCCTGGCCGAGGCCACGATGGACCCCGGCATCGCCCAGCTGCAGCGCGGCGCGGCCGCCAGCTCGCCCGACGTCGCGTCTGCCCTGGCAGAGGCACGCGGCCGCCAGGTGGCAGGCTATCGCGGCGTGCTCGACGACCTGGCGGGCAACGACGGCAAGCGCGAGTTCTTTGAGTCCATGCGCGATTCGACCGCCGACAGTCTGTATTCCAAGGCGCGTTCCGAAGGCCTGCAGATGGATGAAGCTCTGCAAGGCCAGGTCGCAGAGATCCTCAAGCGGCCGTCGATTCAGTCTGCAATGGACCAGGCCAAGATGCTGGCCAGCGAAAAGGGCATCGACATCACCAACCCGGCAGGCAGTGCTGCTGGTCTGATGTACGTGGACGACGCCTTGAGCGATCAGATCGGCTCGGCCGCCCGCGCTGGCAACAACAAGCTGGTCAGCGCCCTGCGCGACACACAGGACCAGCTGCGCTCGTTCCTGGACCAGGCCGCGCCGTCTTACGGTGAGGCCCGTCGCACCTACCAGGCGATGTCCCGGCCAATCAACCAGATGGCCATTGGCCAGACCCTGCGCGACAAGGCGCTGCCAGCCCTGACCGATCTTTCGGACGGCTCGCTGGCCCGCGTCAACGCCAACAGCTACGCCAATGCCTTGCGCAATGCTGACAAAACAGCCGCCCAGGCCACCGGCCTGCGCAGCGCCACGATGGCCAACACCCTGGACGCCGCTCAGATGGAGGGCGTGCAAGGTATTGGCCAGGACATGGCCCGCTACGCCAGCGCTCAAGAGCTGGCCCGCGTGCCTGGTTCCCCGACCGCCCAATACCTCGGCGCTCAGAACGTCATCCGGCAGTTCTTGGGGCCATTGGGCATTCCGCAGTCGGCTGCCGATTCGATGATCGGCCGCGTGGCTTCTGGACTGATGGACTTGCCTTTCAGGCTGACACAAAGCCAGACCGAGCAGCTGCTCGCCCGCGCTCTGACCGAGCCAGGTGTTGCTGCGAAAATCATGGCAGCGCAAGACCCGCGCACCATTGTCGAGATCTTGCGGCCGTTCGTGGCTCAGGCGACAGTTCAGTTGGATACAGATTAAGGAGAGAACAACATGCCACGTAACGGTTCTGGGGTCTACACCCTTCCATCCGGGAACCCCGTCGTTCCCGGCACCACGATCGACGCATCGTGGGCCAACGACACGATGGAGGACATGGCCAACGAGATCACCAACTCGTTGTCCCGCACCGGCGCTGGCGGCATGCTCGCGCCGTTCCGTATCGCTGACGGCCTGGTCACTGGCCCCGGCTTGTCATATTTGAACGAGACCAACACAGGCCTGTACCGGTCGGGCGCAGGCTCGACATGGATGGCCGTGCTGGGCGTGAACGTGGCCCAGTTCTCTACCGTTGGTCTGACCATTCCCTTTGGCAAGGCGCTGACCGCGCAAGGCAATGCCAGTGTGAGCGGCACATTGGCCGTCACTGGCGCGACCACTTTGGCCTCTACCTTGGCCGTCACTGGTGCGATTACGGCAACGGGTGGCGTTCTTGGCAACGTCACCGCAGGCAGTGGCACCTCGACGTTCAACAACGTCACGATCAACGGCAACCTGGACATGGACGCCGGGAGCTCGGGCACCATCACCAACCTGCCCAACCCGACCAACTCTGGCGACGCGGCCAACAAGGCCTATGTCGATGCGCAGG